GCCCTGATGTTTGCTTCTAAACTTTACGGACTGCGGGTCACGGATTTACAACAGGGTTTTGTATACGGATCAACCAACTCACGATTCTGTTATGACGGGGTGTGGGGAACGGTCTTGAATCGGTTTCTTGTTCAAGCCATTGCTGGACATCCTTTAACAGTCTACGGAGAAGGCGGCCAGACAAGGGGAATGATTAACATTAAAGACACGGTCAAGTGTTTGAACCTGGCAGTCGAGAACCCACCCAAAGAAGGGGAGTACAAGTCCATCAATCAACTGACTGAGTTTATGTCTGTCAAACAATTAGCCAATTTAGTCAAGGAAGCTGGAGATGAAATAGGGTTGAAGGTCAAGATTGAATCCATCCCTAATCCACGAGTAGAGAAAGAAAGTCACTTTTATGATCTGGAGTACAAGACCATGAAAGACTATGGGCTTAAACCGGTTCTTCTTACCAAGTCTATCTTACAAGAGCAATTAGAATTACTAATGCAATACAAACAGAATATTATTATTGATCAAATATTACCGAGGGTCGCATGGCGCTAATCACGGGAGCCGCTGGCTTTATTGGAATGAATTACCTCATGAAATATGGAGGTGTTCCGTTCGATATAAAATACGGGGATGATATTAATAAAATCGAAGACCTCGAAAAAATGTACCGAGGCGGCACTATTATCCATCTAGCGGCTGAATCTGGCGTTCCTCAATCTATCAAAGACCCGGATAAATCATTAATAGCCAATACGTTAGGCAGTTATAACGTGATTCGGTTTGCTAAAGAGAAAGGGGCCAAGGTCATTTTGGCCAGCTCTGCCGCAGCCCAAACGATTATCTCACCTTACGGAGCCTCCAAGGCGTGCATGGAGAATTACGCAAGAGCTTTTAATGAATGTTACGGCCTTCAATACTCTGCGCTCCGATTTCATAATGTCTATGGGCCTTACTCAGATAAAAAGACTTCTGTAGTCACAACCATGATTCAGTCTGCCCTTAAGACGGGTGAGATCAAGATCATTGACGGCACGCAGACAAGGGACTTTATTTATGTGGAAGATGTTTGTCGAGCAATCAATGAAGCCCATTACGGGGTCTTTCAGGTCGGAACCGGCGTCAGGATTACTCTACTGGAACTTGGCGAAACACTGAAGTCGATAATAGATAAAGTCTTTCCGGTTAAATTAACGGTCGTCAATGAGCCGCAATTCAATCCCCCTGACTCGGAGTGCGATTATCTTCCTCTATCAAACTTAACCTTACTAAATGAGGGACTACTTAAAACACTGAGGTATTATGATTACCGTTTTAATGATATCGACGGATAGACATGAGAAATATCTGAGGTCTTCGGTTCCCTCTGTGATGGCGATGGAAGACCCTGGCTGTGGGTTTGAAGTTGTTATTATCAACAACGGCGGGAAGATTAAACAAGACGTAGACTTGAGAAGAAAGGTCAACTTAGCAACAGCCTGTAACATAGGGATTAAACAATCAGAGGGGGATTTTATCGTCAGGGTGGATGTGGATGATGTGGTAGACTCTCAGCTATTGGTCTCGTTATACGGGAAAGCGGATATTACATGGTGTGATTACATTATCTTTAATGACCGAAAAGAGATTTACTACCCCCAGACCCAGTTAGAGCACGCCTGTGGCGTGATGTTTCCCAAAGACTTATGGAAAGAAGCGGGAGGATTTGACGAGACCTTAGACTATCAGGAATCGTTTGATCTGTGGCAACGCATTGGCGGATCAAGATTACATATTGAACGAGGGCTATATTATTATCGTAGAGGGCACGATCAGTTATCTGCCAACCCAAACCGTGACCATACGATTGAACTATTAAACAATAAATATCCAGATGCTAAAAGAAATCCAGTACCGGTTCTATAGGTTTAAATGGTGGTTTGTCGACAAGACAGGCTACATTCCAAAGGCCCCGATGAATTTAGATCTGGAGCTGGCTGGAAAGTGTAATCTCCGATGCACTATGTGCCCCTACTCAATGGATTTCACTGATGACATGCAAGGCATGATGCCCATTGGCATGGCGGAGATGGCCTTAGCGGAAGCCTCCCGGATGGGGGTGAAAGCAGTCAAATTTAACTACCGTGGAGAGCCAGGGTTAAGTAAGCATCTTGAGTCTTTGTCAAATTACGCCAAGTCATTGGGTTTTATAGACATCTTTATCAACACGAATCTATTAGCCTTCTCTGATAAACGATTAAAACGACTTCACTATTCTGGGCTAACCCGCATTATTGTCAGTGTGGACGGGAGTAACAAGGAAGATTATGAGAAAATAAGGGTCGGCGGAGACTTTGATAAGCTGGTCGGTAAACTGAAAATCCTTTCCAAAACCCCGTTAAAAGTCATACTACAGATGGTCTCCAATAAACCCGATCCAGCGTTAAAGACTTTTCCTGCCAGTGAGTACCGGTTTGTACAGGTACAGGACCGGGGACAGGGGATTGAAAAGAAGCAAGGGAAACGACGTCGCTGCCCCCAACCGAGACAACGCCTGATTGTTGCATGGAATGGGGATATTTTCGGCTGTTGTAGTAACTGGAATAACGAATTTCCATTGGGGAATTATGCTACAATGAGCCTTAAACAAGCCTGGGAGGGGGAGAGAATGAAGCAACTCAGACAGATTTCAACCAAATGCCAATCCTTCCCCTGCAAGGACTGTCAGGTTTCAGGAAGCTGGAAGTGATTTTCATTACCGCAAGGATGGAGTCTAAACGCCTACCTGGGAAGGTCTTGATGTCTCTCCATGGCAGGCCTTTACTCGCCAGATTAATCGAGCGGCTTGATAAAACAAACCTCCCTATTATGGTCTGTACTGGAGACGGTCTTAACAATCCGATTATGGAATTTTGCCATCAGCATGAGGTCCCCTGTTATCGAGGGGATGAAAAGGACGTTATGACCCGTCTATTAATCGGCGCTTATATAGGAAATTATGAGAACATCGTTAGGGTTACCGCAGATAACCCGTTAACCGATCCTGATATTCTTACTCTTTTAGTCAAGTTACACCTTCAGAATAAAAACGATTACACGTACATTGACGGACCTCCCTCCGGGACGAAGTGCGAAGTCATTAATGTAGAGGCTTTACGAAAGCTCAGAGAACGGATTCAAGACCCTGAGTTACAGGAAAACATGACCCCTGCTTTAAAGACAATGGATAAAGTACAGAAAGTCCTCTGTCCCAGTGAGTGGTATTCCAACGAAAGACTGACCGTAGATACATTAGAAGACTTACAGAAAGTCAGAAAAATATACACTCATTTCCGTGGTTATCCCCCTTCTTTAAGAGAACTGATACAATGGATGAACTCGACCAACTCCTTAGAGAATGGGCCGCAGCCATTAACTGCGAGATAGAGGGCTCTTCTTATCCAAAAAGCACCATTATCTCAAGACTGATGGAACTTGGCCCCGATGGGGCGGCTATTCGTATCAAAGAGACTCGATTGCCTAATTACTGGCCTAAGCCTGAACTGGTAAAACTCAACGATATTATCTGGTCCCTCCCTACAGAAGACAGGAATATCGTCGTGATGAAGCGTATATTAGGAAACTCTTATTATGAGATTGGGAAAGACTTCAGCAAATCCAAATCCTGGGCCTATAAAACCTTAGATAAAGTCGAACAGAATATAAGAATATTATTGTATCAGTGAACGGTTTTGCTATACTTCAATAAATCCATCATTGCCTCTAACGATAAGTCATGAATCCCAACGGGCGACCAACAGACTATAATGAGGAAGTCCTGGCCACTGCGCAGGCGTACCTCACTGATTATGAAAATCATGGACATGCTATTCCTAGCGTTGCTGGCCTTGCTAAAGTCCTTAAAAAGAGCAGGGATACTCTGTATGACTGGGCTAAACATAAGGATAAGGTAGAGTTTTCCGACATATTAAGACAAATTGTCTCAGATCAAGAGCTAGTGTTACTGAATAAGGGTCTGACAGGGGCTTTTAATGCTCAGATCACCAAGCTGGTACTCGGCAAGCATGGCTATACAGATAAGCAAGACCTGACCTCAGACGGCAAGTCTATCGGTTTCACGATTACCAATGCCTGATATTGTTTATGACTACCAACACATCCCAACCATCCGAGACTTCAGTAGAGACGATTCGTTCATTCGCGGGCTCATGGGACCGTTCGGAAGCGGAAAGTCTTCGGGATGCGTTATTGAGATACTTAGACGATCACAAACCCAGGATCCCAGTAAAGACGGTATACGCCGCACGAGGTGGGCGGTTATACGAAACACCTATCCACAGCTCAAAGACACCACTATAAAGACATTCCATCAGTGGCTACCCCCTGATAAGTTCGGTAAGTACACCCCCAGTAACCATGATTATTTGATTACCGCCTTCCCAGGTGTTGAAATCGAGATCATGTACCGAGCCCTGGACAGACCGGAGCATGTGGCTAATCTGCTGTCTCTTGAGCTGACAGGGGCGTGGGTCAACGAAGCCAGAGAGATACCCTGGACTATCGTCAAAGCATTAAGAGGCCGTGTCGGGCGGTATCCTGCCCAACGAGACGGGGGTCCCAGTTGGTATGGCATAATTATGGACACCAACCCACCCGATGATGAGTCGTGGTGGTACAAGCTATTTGAAGAGAATCGACCTGATAATGTCGCTATCTACAAACAGCCCTCCGGGCGGTCAGAGCAAGCTGAGAACATTCCCAATCTTCCTAAAGGCTACTATGACCATCTCTGTTCAGACGGGGATGAGGAGTTTATTAAGGTCTATGTCGATGGGGAGTATGGATATGTCAGAGAAGGCAAGCCGGTCTATCCGGAGTACCTGGACTCAACGCATTGCAAGCCCTGTCAGCCGATTAAAGGGAAACCCATTATACGAGGCTGGGACTTTGGTTTAACCCCGGCGTGTGTGTTTACCCAAGTCCTACCAGGCGGTCAGTGGATTATCTTCGATGAGATGACTTCTGAGTCCATGGGGGCTGACCGGTTCTCAGATGACGTTTTAGAATACTGCTCCAAAGAGTATCCGAAATATCAGTTTGAGGACTACGGCGACCCTGCGGGGAATCAGAAGGCCCAAACGGACGAGAAGACCTGTTTCGAAGTCCTAAAAGGTAAGGGCATTCAGATCCAGCCCGGTGAACAGACTGTCGAATTACGCATCTCGTCAGTCAAGAAACCATTAAGGTCTTTGGTAGACGGTAAACCCAGACTCATAGTTGATCCTAAATGCAAGCTACTCAGACGAGGTTTCCAAGGACGCTACCAGTATAAACGGCTTCAAGTTTCGCAAGAGCGTTACCATGAGAAACCGGACAAGAACGAGTACTCTCACCCCCATGATGCCTTGCAGTATGTTGCGACAAGACTCTTTGGTGCGATGGTAAGGAGTAAGAAGAAAGTCAAATCCACCCCTCAACCCAAGATAATAGTCAATGTCCCGAAGAAACGGAGAAGATAGTGGACCCACTTCAGCGCCTACTCGCCCTCCAGCAGGCTACACAACATCTTGGGCAACCAGCCCCAAAGAATATTGATGATCAACTTAATGCCGCAGTCGCAGGCGGATTAAACAGTCCCGCTTATGTGAATAACGCCTATCAGCCTACTGATATGACGAATCGAGACGCATTGATGATGTTGCTTGATCTCTTACCTGGATCCGGGGATGCCATTGCTATAGACGAAGGAATCAATCAGTTAAAACAGGGTAACAGGATGATGGCAGGTCTTAACTTTGCCTCCACCCTTCCAACAGCAGGAGACCTGTTAAAACTGGCTGGAACAGGCGCTTTAGGTGTAAGCAGTCTTGTCTCTCAGATGATGCGAAGAACCGGTAAGGCCCCTTTAACCCCTTTCAGCAGTCAGGCCGGGGTTATTGGTTATCACGGCTCACCGCATAAGTTCGATGAGTTCTCTATGGAGCATATCGGGTCAGGTGAAGGCGAGCAGGCTTATGGGTATGGGCTGTATTTTGCTGAGAAACCCTCTGTCGCAAGGTCTTACCAGATGGCACAAAATAGAGCATCAACGAGTGTATTGTCGTCAGGAAAGGACAGCATGGAGGTCCCGGACTGGTTAGGGTTTGAGATAAAACAAAACGGCATAGATGACGCGATTAGTATATGGGAAAAAAGGCTGGCGGCAGAAATGGACAATTTGAACTCCCCTGGAGTTACTCAGCCATGGATTTTAGAGGGTAGAATCAACAGACTAAAAAGCGACCTTGATCACATGAGGGCAATCAAGGCAAACGGCGATATTAATATCAGCGACCCTGGAGCCTTCTACAAAGTAGACATCCCCGACAAATACGCCAATAACTTCCTTGATTGGGATAAGCCGTTGAGTGAGCAGAAGGATAGCGTTAAGCAGGCAATCAAGAAAATGACAGACTCTATACATGGCAAGGGGTCTTTTGATGAGTTTGTCGGCAGTAATCCAGATATAGACTTCAGGGATTGGTCTAATAATCTCATGGAAACCATGCCAGACCAGCAAATAAGTGAACAGCTCAACAAGGCAGGCATCAAAGGCATCCGCTACCTCGATCAAGGCTCCAGAGGTGCAGGTAAAGGCACTCATAACTACGTGGTATTCGACGATAAGATTATTAAGATATTGGAGAGAAGATAATGCTTGATTTCACTGCCAAACTGGCCCGAGACCTTGGTAACTTAACACGCAGAGTCGAGGCCCTGGTTAAACAGGTCAAGGAACAGGAAGACCGCATCAACAAGCTTGAGCAAAAGCGTAAACCCGGAAGGCCTAAGGCTGCGTGAGCATAGTCGGCCAGCATGTCCATTTTCCAAAAGGGATTACGGTTGAATCCCTGAGAATATCCGGGGATACTTACTCAGACTACCTTATTTCAGGAACAGCGGTAGCCAGAGGGGTGAGTGCTCCTGATCTGGTGGAGTTAAGGAATGGTATCTTTCTCTATGCCTTTGATGGTGGGGCAACTGTCGAACAGGCTTTTTTTACAGTCCACCTTTTACACGACATTAAACCCGGTTCTACCCCGACCTTTCATGTCCACTGGACACACAACAACGGCACCCCGTCGGGGGATGTTAAATGGCAGATAGATTATACCTATGCGCAGGGGTATGAGGCCGGGACGTTCGGCGCACCCGTGACTGTATCAACAATACAGACAGCAGGCGCTCAATATTCTCACCACATCACCAGCGATGATGACATGGCCGTTAGCTTGACGGGTATGGAGCCGGATATGCTTATATTGTGTCGGATATATCGAGACCCAACAGACGCAGCGGATACTTTTGCCGATGATGCTTTTCTGATCCAGGTTGACATGCACTATCAGATTTCACAAATCGGTACTCCGGAAAGGAACAGACCTTTTGGCAGGTATACAAGTTAAATAATTCATCAGGAGATTCCATGAACAGAGAAGCAGTTAGAAAGTTCTTAGCCTCAGACGCAGAGACGCAAGGGGCTTTTAAGCCTTCCCAGTACGATGCCGACCTTACGATGGATGGTTCGGCTCAGGCGGTGGCTCTGGCCTCTGGGGTGACGAGAGTTCGGTTTGTTAATCGAGGCGTCACAACAGAGGCTATACGAGTAGCTTTTGGGACTTCGGCCGCCAATGCGCAGGCTAATCTGACGATTGTTTCTGGGGCTGCGACAACCGGGGAATGGATAGGGGCGGCGGCTGATCAATACAATCCAGAATACATGCCTGGTGTTCCTGCTAATGCCACACACTATGCTGTGGCTAACGCCGTACTTGGTGATACACAGGTCGTTTCTATTACGCAGGGTGTCTAAATGGCTACTGTCTATGTCTCACAAACAGCAACCAACGGTTACGGAGTCGGTAACGATACGACGGGCGATGGGTCAAAGTCCACACCTTACCTGACGTTGACCAAAGCCCTTACGGTTACGAATGCCAGCGATACGGTCGTCCTGAATGACGGAACGTATTCAGAGGTAGGTTTTTTAAACCCTGCGGATGCAAACCTGACAATTAATGCTGAGAATCGTCACGGCGCGATAATCCAGACTGCCAACGGCGCTGATATTAGAGTCTTTCACTTACAAGCTGATACGACGGGGATTACATTTGGTGAAATTGTTATCGACGCCCAGAACACACAGGCAAGCTGTGTCACCGATGGCGCGGTCTCAACCGGCGGTATAAGCGCGACTTTTAGCGGGACTAAATTCTTAAACCCTACAACCCAGTTTTTTTCTTTTACCCGTTGTAAAAATATTACACTAGATGGTAACTGGGTTGCACAAGCGACTTCGTTGTCTAGCGCAGGGTTTGGATTTCAGCACACGACAGCCAACGATGGCGCAGCAGGTACGATTAGCATTACAGACGGTCAGATGACCATCTCCTCTATAACAACTTCTAGCAGAGGCGGTATATTGGTTAGCCCTACCGATGTGGCCGGAGTAGATCTGACAATTCAGAATGTCACAATAAATATCACTGCCAATGCTTCTGGCACTATTGTTTATGGTATTAAAGCGGCTGCCTTACAAAGCGCCGTCATTGAAACGAATACAATTAATTTATATACCTCAGCTACACCCCAAGGAATCATTGTCAACAATAGCGCAGTTGATAATATAGATACTTGTCGAATAGCAACAAATACAGTCACAACTGATCAGACTGCTCCGACAAGTGGTTATGGAATTTTGGTCGGCGATGATCAGGACACAGCGCCCGCCGCCAGGGACTCTATTACAAAAGCAAAAGTATTTGGTAATGTTTTAACTGGGGTAAATCATGGGGTGATTGCGTCATGGGTAACAAGTGCTGAACTATTCGCAAATAAAATAGAAACTTGTGCTTATGGTACGATCCTAAAAGGTACTACAACCTGCTTTAGTTATGGAAATGTTATTATTAACCCGACTCTGAACGGGATATTATACAAAGGTGATACTAACGGCATTGCGGGAAATAACACGATAATCTACAAAACCGGAGCTTCAGTCTCGTCTGCCCAGAGTATTCGGGCGGCTGTCTCCGGGGTTACAAATTGCTCAGGATGTAAAGTCTACAACAATAACATTTATTCAGATGCAGCGATTGATTCTTATGTGAGTGTTGCTGCCTCTCAGGTGTGTAATTTTGATGCAAATAATTATTACATGGACACCAATGGATCACTGGCCTCTGATCCGTGGGCTTATCAAGGTACGACTTACGCCACTGTCGCTTTATGGAACGCTGCCGCAACGGTAGGCACAGACTTAAGCGTTGACCCTGAAATAGTAGATATCACTAATGGAAATTATGCGGTAGGCAATTCAAGCCTTAAAGCAGTGGGTTTTAAATGGTGGACAGGCGGCGACCCTGAAGGCTATGGAGGAGAACCCTTCTTACCGATTGATGTAGATATCGGGGCTATTCAGACCACGGACGCAACGAACCATCCTTTTCATCCGTTGAATCTTTAATGTACATCATTGCAGAAATAGGCTCCAACCATAACGGAGACTTAAACCAGGCTCTTACTTTAATCAATTTAGCGAAGGAATGTGGTGCCGATGCGGTTAAATTTCAGTCTTACCATGCAGAGAAGCTGGTCCACCCGCAGGCTATGGCTTTACCACAGGCAAAAGGCTACACGAAACAGATCGACCGATTCCGAGACCTTCAATTCACAAAAGAGCAATGGGACAGAGTTATTCATCGGTGTAAGGAAGTTCAGATAGACTTTCTAACAACCCCGTTTGATTTAGAGTCATTAGATCAATTCAAGTCTCACATGAAATACATCAAGGTTTCCAGTGGGGATTTGACTCATCACCGACTTTTAAGGGCTATCTCCGCAACAGGTAAACCGGTGATTTTGAGCACTGGCATGGCTTCGATGAGCGAGATTGAAGACGCCGCAAGGCTGTTTAATCCGACCATGTTGACCGTGTGTCACTGTGTCTCGTTGTATCCGTGTCCGGACGAAGAGGCTAATCTAGGGGTCATAGACGACCTCTTAGAGCGGTTCTCATCAGTAGGGTACTCCGACCACACTATAGGGATTACAGCGTCTCTGGTGGCCGCAGGGAAGGGCTGTCGTGTGATAGAGAAGCACTTTACATTAGATTCCAGTCTTGACTTTGGTGATCACCCTTTGTCTTCCGATCCAGATGAATTCGCTGAACTTGTTAGTCACTTGAGACGGATTGAATGCATGTCAGGCAAGGAAAAACCCAGTATCCATGAAGGCACCACATTAAGACGCGGGGCTTATGCCAAACATAAGATTGAGGTCGGCCAGATTATCGGTGAGAACGATATTATTGAACTCAGACCCCAAATAAACCGCAGGCCCTTTGAGGTTATCGGAACAAGAGCGAGAAAAACATACGAGGAGTTAGACCCCATTGGTTGACCTGACACGCGAGAAACTAACAGATACTGAATTGAAAGCGCTCGTGGATGTTGAGATCGAGTCAGCCATGGGATATATCTCCGGGGAACTGGCCGATGAGCGCGCCACGGCCATGGATCGGTATCTCGGGGAACCTTTAGGTACAGAAATGGAAGGCCGGTCCCAGGTCTCGACAAGGGACGTGATGGAAGTGATCGAATGGATCATGCCTACCCTGATCAAGATTTTTACAGCGACAGACAGGGCCGTTGAATTCATCCCAGAAGGCCCGGAGGACGAGCAACAGGCCGAACAGGAAGCCGACTACCTCAATCATGTTTTTTATAAGGAAAATCAGGGCTTTTTAATCCTGTATACCTGGTTTAAGGACGCGCTCTTACAAAAGAACGGCATTACTAAGACCTACGTCGAAGAGTTCGAGAAAGTCACCAAAGAATCCTATAAAGGGCTTCTGGATGACGAATACCGGGCCATGGTCGCTGACGAAGAGCTGGAAGTTGAAGAACATTCGACCGAAGAGGCTCAGATTCCTACCCCCCAAGGTCCTGTGGTGGCCAAGATCCACAATGTCACGTTTGTAAGAACCCGAAAAGACGTTCGGTATGTCACCGACGTAATCCCACCGGAAGAATTTTTAATCTCTCGGGATACGCGGTCTGTTAATCCTACAAAGGCCCGGTTCTGCGCACATCGCACCACAATGACAGTCTCTGAATTACGGGAGATGGGGTACTCAGACAGTGACTTGATGAAAATGGAACTCGGGGAGTCGATTGTCGAGCTGGGCGAGGAACGTATCTCCCGCAATAACCTGACCGATGAAGAGCGGTGCGACGAAGCCCTTACCTTAAACACTGGTATGAGGAAGGTCAAGATCACGGAATGCTACTTAATGGCCGACCGGGATGGGGATGGGATAGCGGAGCTATTAAAGATCTTCCGATCAGGCGACTTTATCGACGTTGAGGAGATTGACTACCATCCGATTAACGCCTTAACCCCGAACATTTTGACGCATAAATTCTACGGTCTTTCTGTCGCTGATATTATTCAGGATATTCAGGAAGAAAGAACCATGCTGTTAAGGGCGTATTTCGATAACGTCAATCAGATGATCAATGGTAAAACGTATTACGATCTAAATACGGCGTCGA